CTTGACAGAAGAACCGATCAATTGTCGTCACTTTGTCTCGATATCAAAGAACACTTAGAGAATAATGCTAAAAAGTATTTTGCTGTGAGTGGTGCTATTTTCTTTACATATGGTATGTACCGTATTATGAAGACTTTGATGTTTAAGACACAGGATAAGACTACTTACCTTGATTTAACACACGATGTATTCACGAAAGTTCTAGATAGTCCTAGAAAAGGTCATTTTGTATTTGAAATGCAAGATCAACGCGATTACAAGGAAGGATACTCTCGATTACCTCCTAAAGATTCTGCGTTTTCTAAAACAACAACGAGCAAAGATTTACAATTATCTATTGCACGATCATTAAGGGTTGTCGTTATCAAATCTAGAGGTCAAACATATGGTACTGTGAATGGAATCATGGTTGCATCTAATGTGATCATGGTACCAGCACATATTATACCTTATACTTTTCCTTTTGATATTGAAACAACTACTACACCTGGTGTGCCTTGTGCTCGTACAAAAGATCAAAAATTAACTGAAGAATTTTGTTATATTGATCGCGAGCATGATCAAGCTTTTATTCACTTGGCTTCAAGTCCAGCGAGTAATAATTATAGTAACTTTTTCCCTGAGGAATACCCAACATTTTATGGCCGATCAACGGTCATGTTGTGGAAATCTCCAGAGAATGAAGTGAAAATTTCAAGACATGCTAGTCGTCCAATACATGAAGACGTTAAGTATGCAGGATTTCTTGAACATAATGGATTGTTATGGGGTGAACGTAAAAAGTTTACTGTTTTAACTATACCAAAAGGTCGAGGTCTAGCATATGATGCGGAATTCAAAGGATTTGGAGGATTATGTGGAGCAGTTGTTATGGATGCCGAGAAAGGTATTATTTATGGATTTCATGTTGCTGGAATACCTAATGCTTATCGTGGCTGGTCTACTTGCGTTATTCGCAGTCAAATTGACACTGCCTTAAAAGAACTTGACAAGAAGAGTCCTACTCTTGTTGTACATTCATCTAGTGAGGTTAGAGTTGATATGTATGATCAACCTTTTACGATCCAAAATTCAAAGCCTTTATATTTAAGAGAAGATGGACAACAACAAAAAACTGTTGTTTCTTTCTTAGGAGAAGTTTTGAAGGATGGACAGAAGTTGGAAAGTCGAGCAAGAACACCTTATATGAAAACTATATTTAAAGGTATTACTGAAAATCTTGGCGAGAGGAAACATCGTCCACCAACTTCGCCTAATGATACAGCGAAAACGATGAAAACGCTTAA